GTTGAGCGCATGTTTAGCCGCCGTTCAAGGTTTGAGTTTTACTGGCCTGCACTGTCTCACCTCGGTGAGCAGGCTGTGTTAAACAAAGAAATCTATGCTGATGGTACCGAAGCTGACAATGCTGTGTTTGGCTATCAAGAGCGCTGGTCTGAATATAAGTATGGGCGCAGTATGGTAACTGGTCAGTTCCGCTCTTCATCGTCTACACCTCTTGATATCTGGCACCTCGCACAGTATTTCAAAAATCGTCCGGTACTGAATGCTGAGTTTATCAAGGATCTGCCGCCTATTTCCCGTGTTGTGGCTGTCCCCTCGATGCCTCATGTCTTGTTTGATAGTTATCTTGACCTTAAGTGCGCTCGGCCTATGCCCGTTTACTCCGTGCCTGGCCTTATCGACCACTTTTAAGTGTGAGAGGCCCTTTTTGGGCCTCTTTTTTTTAGGAGGAATTATATATATGTCTCTTTTTGGTACTATTCTCGGCGCTGGGCTGTCTTTTCTTGGTGCTAAACATCAGAATGATCGCGCGGAGGCAGCAGCAGAAAAGCAGATGGCTTTTCAACGGGAAGTAATGCAGAACCGCTACCAATGGCAAGTCGATGATTTGAAGAAAGCTGGTCTTAATCCTGTGCTTGCTACTGGTTTGTCCGCCGGTATGGCTTCTGGATCGTCTTATACCCCTACAAATGAGTTGAACGGAGTTGCGGATGCCGTGTCTAGCGCGTTTGATCGTCGTCTTGCTTTGAGAGAGCAGCGTAATCGCGATAAGCTCGCTGATGCACAAGCTTCGGTTTATCGCGCCCAGGCTGCTGACTATGAATCTAAAACTTCCGCTGATTATTGGCGACGTACAGGTTTGTCAATTGATAGCCAGATTGATGCGCGTGTGGCTAGTGCTGCGGAAAGTCGCTCTCGTACTGACATACTTAAGGCGGAGTTGCAGGAAAAACCTTATAAACTTGCAATACTTAATCAAAACTTGACACAGGAAATGAAACGTGTTAGGCTTCTGGAAGCGCAGATAGGTTATACACAGTCACAAGATGCGCGGTCTCGCATGGAGACTAGATTAGCTAGGAGTAGAGATAACGTAGAAGGTTTTAGAGCTATGATTTTAGAGTCTGAAGCCGAGATCGCGGCAATTGAGGCTGAAGCGCAGCGCGCTGGACTGCCTGTTAAGAAGCTCGAGGCCGCTGGTAAAACTGCGCCGGTTAATGCCTGGCTGCGCCGGTATGGTGCGTACGATCTTTTAGATTTAGGTAAGTTTTTAGGAAAGTGAGGTGATTGTAATTGGCTCGTCGTCGGAGACTTTCCCGCCGTCAGTCTCGCAAGATCTTTCGGCGCGGTGCTGTGCGTGTTGCTCGTCGTAACATGCGCGCAGTGCCTATGAGAGGTGGTTTTAGGATTTAGTGATGATGCGTTATGACTTGTTATCATCCTATTCGCGCTTGGCGGTCACTTAGTGGCCGTCAAGCAAACGGCAAATGGCGATTGGTGTTTAATAAGGAATATGGTTATGAGGATTTGCCTGTAGAGGTGCCCTGTGGTCAGTGCATTGGTTGCCGTCTTGAGCGTAGCCGCCAGTGGGCTATGCGCTGTGTAATGGAAGCGCAGATGCACAAAGATAATTGTTTTGTTACTTTGACTTATCGAGATGCAGATTTGCCTGCTGATGGTTCTGTGAGTGTTCGTGCGGCGCAATTATTTATGAAGCGCGTCAGAAAGGAGTTTTCCGACCAAAAAGTTAGGTTCTTTCTCTGTGGTGAGTACGGTACTAAAAATTTTCGCCCTCATTACCATGCTCTGCTTTTTGGCGTTAGTTTTACTGATGCTCGAGTGTGGTCGCGTAAAAATGGTTCTATCTTATATAGATCACCTACACTTGAGCGCCTTTGGCCGTATGGTTTTTCCACTATTGGTGCTGTGACTTTTGACAGCGCAGCTTATTGTGCTCGGTACATCCTCAAGAAAGTTACAGGTAAGGATACCCGAGAGCATTATGGTGATCGGAGTCCTGAGTTTGTCACGATGTCGCGGCGGCCTGGACTCGGTGCGGAATGGTATGCGCGTTATAAGTCAGATGTTTATCCTGGTGATACCGTGGTTTTACGTGACGGTGTTAAGATGCGGCCTCCGAAGTATTTTGATAAGCTGTACGAGGAGAGCGGTGGTAACCTTCTGAAACTTAAGCAGAAACGCGCTAAAGCGATTGGTAAGACGTTAGAGGATAAGACACTCTCGCGTACATTTACACGCGAAGAGTTACAATTGATGCGTGCAGATATGCTTGTACGCGGCCTAGAAGAGGAGTTCGACGAATACGAAGATGTCAAAGATTAGTTTTTTTGCGCTCCGCGACGTTAAGGTAGATGCGTTTGTTATGCCGTTTTGTGCTGGCTCGCCTGCTGCGGCTTCTCGTGCATTGTCAATGATGCTAGATCCGCATAGTGTGTATGCTATGTATCCAGCTGATTTTGTTTTGTATCATTTGGCTGACGTTGATGTTGACAGCGGCAGAGTTGTGCCTATGTCAGAACCTGAGTATGTGTGCGGTCTTGCGTCCATTGTTCGTGCTCCGGCACAGTTTGGCTCTGGTACTGGTGTTAGCGTTGATGAGTCTTCCGTTGATATGATGGCTGATAGTAAAGAGGAGAATACTGATGGTGAAGATAAGAAAAGTGTATGATGAATCAACCCATGAAGGCGTTGAATTTACAGGAGCGAGCCTGACACAACAACATTTCAAAGAAGAATGTGATATTAATCATATTCTTGAGATGTACACTAAAACAGGTGAGCTTCCTGTAAATCCTCATGAAATGAGGTATGCTGATGTATCTTCGATTTCTGATTACGCTTCTATGCGTGCCGCGATGGCGCAGGCTGATAATGATTTTTCTGAGCTGCCTGCTAGCGTGCGCGAACGCTATAATAATGACACGGTAGAGTTTCTCGACGCAATAGCGACGGAGGATGGACGCCGCGAATTTGAGTCTTTGATGGGCGCGCATGATTTGGATGCGCGCTCGGCCGAAGGCCGTAGAGATCAGGATAAAGAGGGTGTCACCGCGAAGGCGGCCGAAGGCTCGCAACAGGGCCTACTTGATGTAACTGTTGCGAGTGACACCAAACAGAGTGAGGTGTAATTATGTCTAAGTCTGTTAAGAATTACGCGTTTTCTCAGGTTCCTTCCGCTAATATTCCGCGTTCGGTTTTTAATCGTTCTCGCGGTTACAAGACGACGTTTAACGAGGGCGTTTTGATTCCCTTCTATGTTGACGAGGTGCTCCCTGGCGATTCTTTTAAAGCGCGCGCAACAATTTTTGCTCGTCTGAATACTCCAGTGGTACCAGTAATGGATAATATCTATCTGGACACATTTTATTTTGCTGTGCCTCTCCGTCTGCTTTGGGAACACTGGCAGCGCTTTAACGGCGAACAGATTACTCCTGGTGCTAGCACTGATTTCCTTGTCCCTCAGGTTAACCTTTCCAGTTTTGGCGAGTTGAGTATCGCAGATTACTTTGGCCTGCCATATGGAAAAAACGTGTCTGTAAGCTCTCTGTTTTTTAGAGCGTATAACTTGATTTGGAATGAATGGTTCCGTGACGAAAATCTTCAGGAACCTGTAAGTGTTCCTCTCGGTGATGGCCCTGACCAGGCGTCCACTTTTAAACTTCTGCCTCGTGGTAAGAGACACGATTACTTTACAAGTTGCTTGCCGTGGCCAATGAAAGGTGTCGGCGTAGATATGCCGATTGGTGGCGCTGCTTCCTTTAATGGGTCTGCTACTGTGCCCGTTGCGGTGAGGCCTGTTTCACCGAATATTAACACGCAGAGAATTACTGTTCATTATGATACTACATCGCTTTCTCAAACCGATGATGTTGAAGGAATACAACTTTCCCGCGTTCATCGTGATCATCCGCATGATGCTCCTACATTTGAACCGCTCGCTGTTTTTGAAGAAGGTGATGGTTTTTATGTACGTGATGTTGACGCGGCTGACCATCTAGAGGTTAAACTTAACAGGTCTAATCTGAATGGACTTACCGTTGATCTTGCCGGCGCTTCAGCAGCTTCTATTAATTCTCTTCGCACTGCGTTCCAGATCCAGAAACTTCTGGAGAGAGACGCACGTGGAGGCACTAGGTATACTGAGATACTGCGCAGCCATTTTGGTGTAGTAAGTCCTGACGCTAGACTCCAGCGTCCTGAGTATCTTGGTGGCTCGTCAAGCATCATGAAAATTGTGCCGGTGCCTCAGTCTTCTAGTACCGATTCTACTTCTCCTCAGGGTAACCTTGCTGCTTTTGGACTTGTCGGCGATAGCAAAGGCGGCTTCACGAAGAGTTTTGTAGAGCACTGCATTCTGATTGGTCTTGCTTGCATTCGTTCTGACCTTACGTACCAGCAAGGTGTTGAGCGCATGTTTAGCCGCCGTTCAAGGTTTGAGTTTTACTGGCCTGCACTGTCTCACCTCGGTGAGCAGGCTGT